TTAGCTTGAACGGATAAAAGTCATGAGCTGATCCACGACTTCAACACGTTGATTGTCATTGATGTGGGTATACATATCAAGAGTGGTTTGAACATTGTTGTGACCTAATCTGTCCGAAATTATTTTGGCTGTAACACCAGCTTCAAAGAGGAGAGAAGCGTGTGTGTGCCTGAAACCGTGAGGCGTGATTTTTTTGATATCGTTATGTTCACAAAAGAATCTTCTAAGTCTCTCTTTCACAGCTGAAGGCGAAATCCATCCTCCGAAACTATTCGTAAAGATATAATTTGAATCATGTTTGTAAGGCACGCTAGCCCGAAAATACTCTTTTATCTGCTGACGTTTCCAGATTTTCAATACATTCAGAGTTTCATCATCTAAAGTAATAACCCTCTTACTCCTTTTGGTTTTAGGATCCTGGACAGTTTGTTCTTTGCCAATCTTGACAGCTGTCCGAGAAATGCTTAACCGTTTATTTTCAAAGTCAACATCTGACCACATGAGACCGATAGCTTCTCCAGTTCTCAAGCCAGAAAAAGCGAGTAAGTGAAAAAAGGTATAGTCTACTGGCTTACAATTTGCTTTGTAAACTTTAAGGAACTCGGTTAGTTCCTGTTTTGTATAGTGGTTTTCTTTGCCCTTTAAGGGTTTATTTTTAGGCTTGATAATCTTGTCTAAGGGATTTGACTTAATGATATCAAGAGAAGCGGCATACTTGAAAATACGGCTGATGACAGAGTAGTAATTAGCATATAGGATATAGCGTTTACTTAACTTGATAGCAATCTTTTGACAATAAGCTACACTGATTTGCTGAATCTTCATATCTGTAAAATATGAGTCAATCATAACATTAAGTTTCTTCTTAGTGTTCTGATAAGTTGTTGGTTTTACAGTGCTCTTGTAGCTTTCAAGCCATAGCTCAGCAACTTCAGCGAATGTAGGGTTCTGGAAATCTTCATTGTTTGAAAAACCATTTTCTTCAACATCTAAGAGAAGGTCACGTTCGGCAGCCTTAGCCTCTTTAATGGTTTTAAAACCACGGCGTGTTGTACGTTTTTCTTTTCCGGTCGCTGGATCTATGCCCAGGTATGTTTGAAAGAGATATCTAGTCTCTCCTTTTTTGGTAATATATTTTTTTATCATAAAAAGTCCTTTCTTTTCGATTGCTTGCCCGCATAGTTGAAAAGGTGTAGAACTTATGATAAACTATAGGTGTATTTTTTTATCATCCTTTCCATTGCTTGCTAGATGGAAAGTTAAATCCTCACACTCAAAATTTAGCGATGGAGAGTGTGGGGATTTTTTTTATTGCACGATGAGTTCACCAACAGGGATAATATCTTTCTGTTTTGAAGATTTAGCGATTAGGTCATATTGGTCAGCAGATTTTTCATAACCAAGTGAAAGAGTAGTATTGTCGTCTGGTAATTTTTTAGCAAACTCAGATATAGACATACGAATCAAAGTGATTACATTGTTTTGGTCAGTAGTAGCAGAATTAGAATTGACTGCATCCAGAGCTTCTTTTGCACTATCCTTAGCCGTTCCAGTTAGCAAAATCATAATTGTATCATGCGGTTCGGATGAATCTGAATCGATTACGTTGTTTTGGATTTTTACGCTTATTGCGCCAGTTGATTCAGGGTCTAATTTTGATTTAATTTCAGAGATTAAATCATCATATTTACTGTTATCTACTTTGGCTTTTGTGTTTGTTGAAGTAGTATTCTTTTGCTCCGTTTTTGGTTGCTCCGAGCTATCTTTGGTAGCCGATTGATTGTTAGAACATGCTACTAGAACTGTAGCACTAAGCAAGATTGCTGATGTGGTCAGTAGTTTTTTCATAGATAATCTCCTTTATCTTATGCAAATTTTTCAATTACTTCTAGAATCTCGTCGGCATAATTTGCGACTTCGAGGGGAGTGGATACTGGGAAGATACCTTTATCACGAATTTCGATAGTGCTTTTCTTTGAATTTGAACGATAACGTAATACCCACTTTTTGATATTATCGTCAACCAAAACATTGAAATAGCTTCTGTTATCTCTGTAAAATACACGTTCTGGAGATACTATATCCTTAGCAAGCATTTTAACAACAGTATAGACTTCTAACTCAGCAGGAGTTGTGATAATTTCATCAGCTGCTTCAACAATCTCTTCAGGTTCAGCTTCAACTTTTGGAATATCGGTTGTTACTTTTGTTTCAACACTTGTATTAAGTGCTGCACTTAATTTTTCATTAACTCTTTCTGTGATGAATTGATTAAATCCTTTCACGATGATAGGAGAAAATGTCGTTAAGATATTTTGAGTCACACGACCTTCATAGATTTCTGATGTTAGATATCTGAGGAAGCTATCTGAAGGTGTAGTGATGTTTTCAGTCAGAAACGCTTTAAGATTATTGAGGTATTTCAATTCAGAAGCTGATGAAACAATATTATCAATATCAAAATTCTCTTTGTGGAATTTGATAATCTCAGTGAATTGATTTTCTTTGATATCAGTCACATCGATTGTTAAGAATGGAGTTGTGTCCATTTTATTTGGTTCATCTAAATCAGTAAAGAATTTATATTCTCTACCATTTGTCAAGATACCGAATTTTGATTTAGTAGTAACGAAATATCTGAATAGTTGAGAGTCGTGCTTAGTAAGGTTTTCTGTAATTGATTTACATTCAATTAGAATTTGAGGCTCGCCATCCAAAATGATTGCATAGTCGACTTTTTCGCCTTTTTTAATGCCCACATCGGCAGTAAACTCTGGAACAAACTCAAGAGGGTTGAAGATGTCATAACCAAGCGCTTGGAAGAATGGCATGATGAAGGCATTTTTTGTTTGCTCTTCATTTGTAATACTTTGACTAAGCTCTGCTACACGTTTGCCGACTTGTTTCAAATCAGCTTTTACTTTATCGATTTCCATATGGACAATCTCCTTTATTTTATTTTTCTCTATATAAATCAACGACTTCTCCAATAGTTCGGATGTCGTCGTTCATTTTACTTTTACGATTTTTGCCTTTTTAACTACTCCTTTTGTTTACTCTTTTATTTTTTTAAAATTTTATTCTGCTCTTCTAAAAGCTCTATGATTCTATCTAGTTTCTTAACGGTCTCGTTTTGGGCGTTCAATAACGAGCGTGACATTTTCATGTCTGCGATACCGAGAGCCTTCATACTTTCGTTATGGCTATCTATATTATCGTTTACACCGAAATTATAGGTGTTGGTATTGCCACTTCCAGCATCTAATCCGTTTACGCCGTGATTGTCGCCGTGGATGATGTTTGTGCTAAAAGATTCTCTAGAAACGTCGTATCCGATATGAAAATCAACTCCGTCAGCCAATGTTTCAGGGCGAATCCCAAGCGCTGAGCAGATTTTAAAAATATTATCAACATTGGAATTTAAAATCCCTCTATTGAGAATGGAATTGATGGTTGAAGCTGGCATATTGATTTTTAATGCCATCTGCCGAACGCTCCCATATTTCAGCTCTATGAGTTCTCTTAATTCTTGTTCTGTCATAGCTATTTCTCCTTTTTTACATTATATCACACGAAATTTCGTTTGTAAAGAAAAACAAAATTTAAAAATTTTGTTTTTTTTGTTGACAATGAACGAAAAATAGTTTATAATATAATTAAGCTCATCAAAGAGCTTTATTTTAAATAAAAATGAACGATATTTCGTTTAGAAAGGAGCTGCGTATGTTGAATATTGACGAGGCACGAAAGGAAAAGGGCATTTCTATTGTAGATATTGCTGACTATCTTTGTGTAAGGTCACAAACTGTTAGCGATAAACTAAAAGGGAAGTACCCTTTCACTTTTCAAGAAGCTATGTTAGTTCAGGAGAAATTTTTTCCAGAATACGAGCTAAAATACCTTTTTACTCCAGCAAGTGACACTGCTTAATTTTTTCATCGAATGAACGAATTTTCGTTAGATTTTTATGTGATGGAGGAAAGGGCAAAAAATAAAATAAGAAAGGAGCTCGCATGGATAAGAAAAAACTTTATAACTTAAAAGTGGATTTCATCTTTCAGGAATTCAACTAATGACTATACCGCTGTTAGTAATGATTTTATCAACGACCCTGAGCTTGGAGCGACTGAAATAGGTGTACTGATGATTGTTTTGAGCAATATATCTACTTGGCAAGTCTATCCTGAAGAGATAGCAAAACGAGCGGGCTTGAATTATCGAACTGTTTTGAAGCACTTTGACAAATTAAAACAAGCGGGCTATTTGCGAGAAATCAAGGTATCTTTTGGGCGCGGGACTGGTTCGCGAATCTTTAGGTTTTTCTCTGATAGAAAAATATCAGAGTTTAGTTTTCAAATAATGCAAGAGAGGCTTTTTGCTGAATTACGGGCACAAGGTTTGTAAGTGTAAAAATAATACATGTAAAAATAATACATGTAAAAATAATACATGTAAATTTTTTTACACTAACAAATATTAACTAACAACAAGTATTAAATAACAATAAATATTAAAAGACAACAAGTCCTACTTCTCTAAATAAATAAAAGAGAGGGTAGAAAAAATAAATACAAAGGAGAAACGAAATGAGACCAAGACGATATCCGTATAGTGGAAAAAAAGAGTCCACCTTTGTAAAGGCAGACCCTGAGTTGGTGCAAAGATTATTAAGAAATACTAGTTTTCTTGAGCGTTTACAAGTTCTGTTAGCAACGAAACCGTGGTTTCTGTGCTGAGTTTATAAACAGCAAGAGTGCTATTAAGAATGGCTTTTCTAACTTCTATATCGATAGGATATTCTTGGAATACTTCATCCAACATGTCTTTGATAACCGGAATAGCGTCGTTGATAATTTCTTGAGAAACTTGTAAAACATCTTCTTTAGTAAGTTTTGCCATATAAAACTTCCTCCTTTCTATTTGAATTTTGACTAAAACGGTGAGAGGTCCTAGTCAAGATTATTATAGCAATTTAGGAGGATATTACATCAGTCTTGAGACTGATATAGGAGGTTGAATGGAAGACAAAATCATCAAACTTGCTGATTACTTCATCAGCGAATCTACAACGTACAGAGAAGCAAAAATAGCGTGTGAGAAGCTATTGAAACAAGTCAGCCATGAGATAGAACTCAGGGCGATGGAAAGTAAAACTTTTTAAACCAAAAAAGCACCTAACAGGAGTCAGGCGCTTACTAAAACAATTTAGACAATTATATCACAAAAATGCTTGCCCGCATAGTTGAGAGGATGTAGGAAATGGAAGGTATAACGTTACAATTACGATTGGATGGCGAAAGTGCTGAATTGTTCACGAATCAATTATTGGCCTTTGCTGAAAAGCAGGTCAAGGAGCAGTTAGAGAATGATCGCATGCCAATCAATCAACAGGCTTTGATGAAGAAGTTTGGCTTCACTCATGCCTATATTAAGAAGTTAGAACGTAAAGGATTGAAATTTCGTAAGCAAGGGAAAGATATTATGTACGATATCAATGATGTTTATGAGATTTTAGAGTTAGAAAAAGAAGTACGAAAATTAAGAGCATAAGGAGATAAAAATGTTTGAACCACCGATTTTAAACCAGCTAATGGGGGTTGGAGCCTTGCTGATTGGATTTGCAGGGGCTTGCCGTCATATCAAATTGCAGGAACAACGCAAGGAAGAAGAAATACGAGAAGAGCAAGAATTTGCGTCTATGATTATCCAAGGCTACAATCACGCATTCGAACGTGGTAGAGATGACAAATGGCAAGAAATTCGCAAGAATATCCGTCGTCCATTTCCTGGTTTTACCTACGACAACGAACCGCCTGTAGGCTTGCGCCCGGAACCTCTGGCATTACCAGAGCCAAGGAGAGTACGATATGCAAATCGTATGGGATAGACAAGCGTGGGATTTATCCAGTTGTAAGCGTAGAGAGAAAATGCGTGACCTAGAAATGATGGCACATATGCAACATGAAATTGATGATCTCAAGAAACGATTGCAACAGGAACAATCTTTAAGAAAGAGATTAGAAGCAGAGAATTTCCAATTAAAACTAAGGAGAAAATAATGAACAGAAAATATAAAACCAAAGGAACACAAGAACCAACACCACGTATCAGAGTAGCTCGCGAACACTATGAGCGTATTATAGACCTTGCGGATGAGTGTGATATGAAATTGATTGACGTTTTAAACCAGCTACTTGATTTTGCTCTTGAATATGCGGAAGTTGAAGAGATTCAAATACCTGTCAAATCTTTAAGAGTCGGAGGAGAAAAAGATGGTAACGATTAATAAACTAGAAATCGAAAACGTCAAACGTGTTAAAGCGGTCAAATTAGAGCCATCAGCGACTGGATTGACAATCGTAGGTGGAAATAACAATCAGGGGAAAACAAGCGTACTAGATGCGATTGCTTGGGTGTTAGGAGGCAACAAGTACAAACCTAGCCAAGCCCAGCGCGAAGGAAGTACAATCCCGCCTAGTCTTAAAATCACGCTATCAAACGGTCTAATTGTGGAACGTAGCGGAAAGAACAGCACTCTCAAAGTGATTGACCCGAGTGGTAACAAGGCTGGTCAAAACTTGCTTGATAGCTTCGTGGAAGAGCTGGCCATCAACTTGCCAAAATTCATGGAACAAACCAGCAAAGAGAAAGCGAAAACTCTGCTACAAATCATCGGAGTCGGTCCGCAGTTGGTTGAACTTGAAATGCAGGAAAAAGCCAAGTATGACGAGCGCCACGCAATCGGTGTGATTGCTGACCAAAAGGAGAAGTTTGCAAAAGAACAACCTTACTATCCAGAGGCACCGAAAGAGCTGGTCTCTATCTCTGAACTTATCCAACAACAGCAAGCCATCCTTGCTAAGAATGGCGAGAATGCCCGTAAGCGCCAGAATTTAGTAGCTATCCGAAATCAACACGACTCAGCAACTGCAGAGGTTGAACGGCTGGAACAATTGCTGGCTGACGCAAAATCAAAAGAAAGTCAGTTAGCTCAAGACTTGGCTATCGCGAATACCGATGCCATGGACCTTCTCGATGAATCGACTGAAGAAATCGAAAGCAACATTGCAGAGATTGACGAAATCAATCGTAAAGTGCGTGCTAATCTGGACAAGGATAAAGCCGAAGAAGATGCCAAGGGTTATCGTGAACAGTATAAGGAACTTGATAATGTGATTGCTGACATCCGCAAGCAGAAAACAGACCTGCTTACTAATGCAGATTTACCGTTACCTGGTTTGTCCGTGGATGATGGCGAATTGCTCTACCTTGGACAGCGCTGGGATAACATGTCTGGTAGTCAGCAGCTGCAAGTTGCGACTGCAATCGTGCGTAAATTGAAGCCAGAATGTGGCTTTGTGTTGATTGACAAACTGGAACAAATGGATCAGCTGACTTTGCAGGAATTTGGCGCGTGGCTTGAGCAGGAAGGATTGCAAGCGATCGCGACACGGGTATCAACAGGAGATGAATGTAGCATCCTGATTGAAGATGGGTATAGTGTAAAGCCAGAGGTGGTACAAGCACCCAAAACATGGCAAGGTGGATTTTAAAAATTAAAGGAGAACAATCATGAAACAACAAAAAACTTTTATCGTATTACGTGACAAAAAAACAGGATATTTTTTATCAGATTATAAAAATCGGACAGGTCGTCTAGCTTATGAATCGAGCTGGGTAGAATGTGTAAACGATGCTTTGATTATTCCAGAAGACTACTTGATTAAAGAAGAAAATATTTACAAAGGAATGGCTCGTATTTTTGAAGCCGAGTTAATTCGTGTAAAAGCTGAATTCTTAATTGAAACATTAGAAGGAAAAGAACCTAACGAACCGCTTCAGAATGTTGATGATATCAATAAAGAAAAATTTTTACGCTCCTTGGTAGAAGGGATTTTTGGAGGTGAATAATGCAAATTACAAGAGGAAAACGGGCGCGAGCTCAAAAAGTAGTTATCTACGGTCCTGAAGGACTTGGTAAGTCCACGTTTGCTGCTGAATTTCCAAATGCGGTCTTCATCGACACGGAAGGTTCGACAGATAACATGGATGTGGCACGACTCGACAAGCCAACCAGCTGGACCATGCTCATCAATGAGATTGCTTTTATTAAGGCAAATCCGACTGAGTGTGGGACACTCGTTATCGACACAATCGACTGGGCTGAAGCTTTGGCAGTTAATTACATCTGTTCGCAACATGGTAAGCAAGGAATTGAGGATTTTGGCTGGGGCAAAGGCTACACCTATGTCCAAGAAGAAATGGGACGTTTCTTGAATAGCTTGTCTGATTTGGTTGATATGGGGATCAACGTGGTATTGACTGCACACGCTCAAATCAAGAAGTTTGAACAGCCGGACGAGATGGGTTCTTACGACCGATACGAATTGAAACTTGGCCAAAAGACAGGCTCTAAGACTGCTCCACTCGTAAAAGAATGGGCAGACATGGTTTTATTCGCCAATTACAAGACCTTGGTCATGACGACTGATAATGGCAAGAAAAAAGCCCAGGGTGGTGAGCGCGTGATGTATACCAATCATCGCCCAGCGTGGGATGCCAAGAATCGACATGGATTACCTGATGAAATGCCATTTCATTACGCTGGAATCGCTCATATCTTTGCGAGTCAACAAACGCAATCTATTCCGCCACAACCTCAGACAGTCACTCCAGAACCTCAGCAGGCCACACAGCAAACCCCTGAGCAAGTCCAAGAGGAATTGTCACTTGATATGTCACAGGTAGCTGAGAAACCACAAAATGAAGCTCCTAGCACACCACAGGCAACGACTGCGCAGTATCACACGAATTTGCCAAAGAGTTTGACAGACCTCATGGCGCAAGGAAACGTGACAGAAGAAGAACTTCAAAAAGTCGCTTACATTCGCGGACATTTTCCACTAGGGACTCCTATTGAAAGTTTCCCGACTGACTACTGGGATATGATTGTCGCTCATTGGCAAGCAACGGTGGAAGTTATTGAAAATCAAGTTAGAAAAGAACCAGAATTACCCTTTACGGTGTAGATTTTGGGAATTAGAAATCATAGCAAAGTATAATCAAAATTTTAGAAAATAGAGGAAAAACAACATGACACAACAATACAACAACTTTGAACGCGAATTTGGATGGGAAGATACGATTGAAAAAGACTCGGAATACGTCCTACTACCTGATGGTTTATACCACTTTACAGTAATCGGTATGGAACGCACACGCCACACGCCAAATACACAAAATCCCGGAAAATTGCCAGCGTGTAACAAGGCTATCGTCAGCATTAAGATTGTAGCTAATGAAGGCGAAACCGAATTGCGTCACAATTTATTCCTGCACAGCTCAACTGAAGGAATGCTGTCTGCTTTCTTTGCTGCAATTGGCCAAAAGAAAAAAGGCGAACCACTTCGCATGAACTGGAACACCATCATCGGTGCAACTGGTGTATGTAAAGTCGGAACTCGACAGTACAAGGAAAATAATTATAACGAAGTCAAATCTATGCTCTACCCTGAAGATGTGGATTACACAAAAGTATTGAACCAACAACCAGGGCAAGCTACGCAAGTAAGCTACCAGCAACCACAGCAACCGAATTTTGCGCAACAACCGCAAGGACAAGCTGGATACCAAGCTGGGCAATTCTAGGAGGTAAGGGATGCAATTAAGACCTTATCAACAGGAAGCACGGGAGGCTGTTCAAGCTGAATGGGCTAAAGGTCGCAAGCGCACGCTCTTAGTATTGCCAACAGGATGCGGAAAGACGATTGTGTTTTCAAAAATCATTGAAGACCAAGTGAGAGAGGGCAAGCGTGTGCTTGTCCTTGCTCATAGGTCAGAGCTTTTGGAGCAGGCTAGCGATAAGCTCAAGACTGCAACAGGACTTGGTACGGCTTTAGAGAAAGCAGAGAATACTTCTATTGGTTCTTGGTATCGAGTAGTCGTTGGCTCAGTTCAGACCATGCAGAGAGAGAAGCGACTTAGTCAATTCCCTCCTGATTGGTTCGATACGATTGTCGTTGATGAAGCACATCACGCTATTTCAGATGGTTATCAGCGTGTCCTTGGCTACTTCGAGCAGTCTGACGTCCTCGGGGTAACAGCGACCCCAGATCGCGGAGATATGAAAAACCTTGGCTCCTACTTCGATAGCCTTGCTTATGAATATTCGTTGGTACAAGCTATCAAAGAAGGCTACTTATCTAAAATCAAGGCTTTGACAATTCCGCTAAGTTTGGATTTATCAAATGTCAGCATGTCGGCAGGCGATTTCAAAGCGAGCGATGTCGGAACGGCATTAGATCCATACCTAGAACAGATAGCGGACGAAATGGTCAAGCAATGTGCTGACCGCAAGACAGTCGTATTCTTGCCTTTGGTAAAGACCTCGCAGAAGTTTCGCGATATCCTAAACGCAAAAGGATTTCGTGCTGCTGAGGTCAATGGAGAGTCCAAGGATCGTGCAGAAATCTTAGAAGACTTTGAGAAAGACCGTTACAACGTGCTTTGTAATTCGATGTTATTAACCGAAGGGTGGGATTGCCCTTCAGTGGATTGCGTGGTAGTGCTAAGACCTACTAAAGTGCGTGCTTTGTATAGCCAGATGGTGGGGCGTGGTACACGCTTGCATCCAGGCAAAGAAGAACTGCTCTTGCTCGACTTCCTCTGGCATACGGAACGCCACGAGCTATGTCGTCCAGCTCATTTAATCTGTGAGACCCCAGAAGTTGCTCAGAAAATGGTTGAGAACATGGAAGAGCAGGTAGGAGTTATGCTTGACCTTGAAGATATGGAAGTCAAGGCAGCAGAAGACGTAGTAGCTCAACGTGAAGAAGCATTGGCCAAACAATTGGAAGAAATGCGTAAGCGTAAACGTAAGCTAGTAGATCCATTGCAATTTGAAATGTCTATCCATGCTGAAGATTTATCGAATTATGTGCCTAACTTCGGAATCGAGCAGTCTCCTCCAACAAAAAATCAGTTACAAGCCTTAGAAAAATTTGGAATTTTTACTGACGAAATTGGAAATTACGGTAAAGCTAACAAGTTACTAGACCGACTTAGCAAGCGACAGTCAGAAGGTCTGACCACACCAAAGCAGATTCGATTATTGGAAAGATATGGCTTTAGAAATGTCGGTCTATGGAGCTTTGAAAATGCCAAAAATATGATAAATAGAATAGCAAGCAGCGGTTGGAGACTTCCGCAAAATGTTAATCCTAAAGAATATGTGCCAAATTAAAAAAGTTCTTTGAAAATTTAATAAAAACACTTGACAAATTTGTCTAACAAGAATTATAATAATTGTTGTCAGACAGAAAGGTGGTGAACCATGACTGACAATAGAAAAACAGTAGGTCGTCCCAAAGCTGAAAAGCCACAAGACAAGCGTGTAACTGTGAGAATGACACAAGAAACTTTCGATAAGTTTGAGAGTTATTGTAAAAATCAACAGGTTACAAAGTCAGAAGCAATTCGCAGAGCGGTTGAGTTACTCAAATAAAAAAATAACATGTAATCCGCCTTCGCCAAAACTTGGATTACATGTTATCGCACGTAGAGTGTTTCTACATGAAATATTATATCATGTAGGACACTTCTTTTCAACATACACAAAGGAGTGTTTTTATTATGGCAAAAATTGAATTAACAGAAGAACAGTTGACTCAGCTAGGCTACGAACTTGCAGATATTCGAAGAACGGTTGAAATGGCAACCAATATGACAGAAACCTTGGCTTGGGTTCAACTTAAGGACGATACAGCTTTTAAAGAGATGTCTAAAAAGTTCTTTGATACTTTTAATGAACAATTCGGTTTACTTCATTCAACACTAGATGAAATTGCTTTTATTTTGATGAACTCAACAGATAAAGCAGAAATCTTAGGAAGTAAAATTTTTAACTAGGAGCATAAAAATGGAACTACAAATTTTTAAAAATGAACAATTCGGAGAAGTAAGAGTAGGAGCGTGTAATAAATAAATGTCAGAAGAAAAATTTGATTTACTACCATTATTAAATTATATTGACCCAGCTACCCTCTCATATGAGGGATGGTTGTCGGTCGGTATGGCTCTTAAACATGAAGGATATACAGCATCCGACTGGGACAACTGGTCACAAAATGATAGTCGGTACAAGAAATTCGAGTGCTTCAAGAAATGGGACACATTTAACGAGGAAGCAGGAACTATCGTGACAGGCGCCACGATTACTCAACTTGCGAAAGAAAACGGCTGGGTGTCGCAATCCAGTTACGATAGCGAGAACGCGCATGAGTTAGGCTGGATCGATACAATCGACCGCGACTATCGTGTCATTGATAAGGACTGG